ATAGCAGACACTAACGCACCAGAAGAAGATCACTGGTGGCCTATCATGTCTGGTGAAGTTCCTGTCCCTGATCACATCCCTCGTGAGCAAGCCAAGATGCTAATCAAGCCAGATAACTGGAACTTCTATACCCAGCCGTCAGGTATGGTTGAGGTATTGGGTGAGGGGGGTGATGTTTCTGATTACAAGCCCAATGACCTTGCTGAAAACAAAAAGCATATGCTCAAGTCTTACTATCCTAACCTTATTCGCGGTAAGACTAAGAGTTGGATTGATGTGTATGTAATGAACAGGCTAGGTGCAGTGCAGGATGGCAAGCCTGTATATCCTAGCTTTGTGTCTGAAACACACATAGCAAAAGAAGAGATACCGATTGCAGATGGTGTTCCGCTTTACATTGGAATTGACTTTGGTCTTACTCCTGCCGCAGTCTTTGGGCAAAAAGTAAGAGGGCGATGGCTCATTCAGTCAGAGATTGTTGCCATTGATATGGGCATCGTCAGGTTTGCAGAATTGTTGCGGCAAGAGATTGCAACACGTTTTGCACATCTTGAAGTACATATTTATGGTGATCCTGCTGGTGACTTCCGCGCACAAACTGATGAAACAACTCCATTTCAGATTCTTAGGGGTGCTGGCCTCAGAGCATTTCCTGCTCCTTCTAATAGTGTTGATCTGCGTTTGGAGTCTGTGGCTTCTTCACTCAATAAGATGGTCGATGGTAAACCAGCCTTTCTTGTTGACCGTAGGTGTCCCAGCTTGATAAAAGGTTTTGAGGGTGGGTATCAATATAAGCGCATGGAAGTGTCTGGTGAAAGATATGCTGACAAACCAGATAAAAATATGTATTCTCATATTCATGATGCTCTTCAGTATTTAATGCTTGGTGCGGGCGAGGGACGACAGTTAATGTCTAACCATAAACCAATACAGGCATTCAATGCTAATAAGGGATATGATGTATTTTCAAGAAGACCAAAGCAAAAACGCCAAGGTCTATGGTCAAGGATGTAAGCTATGTGTGTAGGTCCATTAAAGCCTTCAAGGCCAAAACCACCCCCACCTCCACCTCCATCTCCAGAGGTTGAGGCGGCAAAAGAAAGAGAAACAACCAAACGTAAAGAACGTGTGGAAGAGACTGCTGTGCAAAAAGCCAGAAGGATAAAGGGTGGCACAGGTCGCCGTTCTTTGATTTCCGGCTCTGGTGGTGGCATGGGTTTTTATAACGAGTACATGTAATGATTACACAGCCGCTAATGTCTACTGGTTATAGCGATGATAAAATCGCTTCGATGTATATGAAGAAGTATGAAAAGGCTAAATCTCTTCGTGAGAATTTTGTCGATTTGTTTGAGGAATGTTATGAGTATGCTCTTCCACAGCGCGAGTCTTTTTATTATGAGGCGGTTGGTCAAAGACGCGATGATAAGATATTCGATGAAACTGCGGTGGTGGGTGTTCAAGAGTTTGCTTCTCGCCTCCAACAAGGCCTCGTACCTAACTTTGCTCGTTGGGCAGACTTTACATCGGGTTCAGAGGTTCCTCCAGAGGAGAGGGATTCTGTAGATAATCAGCTTGATGAAGTAACTGATTATGTGTTTGAGATCATTCAGAACTCAAACTTTGGTCAAGAGGTGCATGAATCTTTTATGGATTTGGCTGTAGGCACTGGAGTGTTGTGTGTTAATGAAGGCGATTCAATACATCCTGTCAACTTTAGTGCAATCCCTCTTCCTCATGTTGTTCTTGATACTGGCCCTGATGATAGGATTGATCACGTTTTTCGTGAGCGTAGTGTCCGTAATTCAGACATACCTCATATGTACAAAAAGGCTATTATCTCGTCTAAGCTACAAAATAAGATCAATAACAACCCAGATGATAAAACAAAGATTTTAGAAGTTGTTTGCAGAGATTACTCTGTGAAGAATGAAGAGGCATATTTATTTATTGCGATTGAGACAGGACTTAAAGAAGCAATCGTACAAGAGAATTACAAAGGTGTTGGCTCTAATCCATTTATTTGCTTTCGCTGGTCAAAGTGCAGTGGTGAGGTATATGGTCGTGGCCCATTGATTAATGCCTTATCTGCAATCAAAACAACTAACCTAACTATCGAACTTATCCTTGAGAATGCACAGATGGCTATTTCTGGTATTTATCAAATGGATGATGATGGTGTTGTAAACCCTGATACGATTAATCTTGTTCCGGGGACTGTGATTCCAAAGGCGGCTGGCTCTGCTGGTCTACAGCCAATTCGTGCGGCGGGTTCCTTTGATGTTGCTAACCTTGTTCTTAGTGACATGCGATTAAATATTAAACGTGCGTTGTATAACGATATGCTTGGCAATCCTGATCGTACACCAGCATCAGCAACAGAAGTTGCAGAGCGTATGGCTGACTTGTCAAGGCGTATCGGTTCTGCGTTTGGGCGACTGCAAGCTGAGTTGGTTCAGCCTGTACTTCAGCGTGTAGTATATATTTTAAAGAAGCAAGGTCGTATTGAACTTCCTACTATTAATGGTAGGGAAGTAAAGGTTCGATCTGTATCTCCACTGGCACAGGCACAAGCTAACCAAGACATTACATCTGTGGCTAGATTCCTTGAGCTTGTGCAGGGACGCTTTGGCCCAGATATTACAAACATTCTCATTAACTCAGAAGAAACAGCGGCTTACCTTGCTAAGAAGTTTGGTGTGCCTGATAAGTTGATACGAGACCTTGAGGAGCGTAAACAGTTGGTTGCTATGGCGCAACAGTATGCACAGCAACAGCAAATGACTCAACAAACTCAGGAGCAACTAGTTGGCTCAGAAGCAGTACCTAGGTCTTGACGGACACGCTCGATCTAAAGAATTAGACGAGCAAATTTCTCTGAATGTAGCGTCACTATTTTCTACTGATGGAGGTAGAGAAGTATTGCGTTATCTTCGTTCTATTACTATTGAATCTGTACATGGCGCGGCTGTATCTGATGCGGAGTTGCGCCATATGGAGGGTCAGCGATATATTGTTGGCATTCTAGAGTCACGCATCAATCACGCACATAGGGTGAAGCAGAATGATTGAAGACACACAAACTGATTCTGTCACCAGTGCTGAACCAACAGAAGCAGTCCAGACTGAGACTGCGGTTGAGCGTCCTGAGTGGCTTCCAGAAAAATTTAACACAACAGAAGATTTAGCAAATGCTTATTCTTCTCTTGAGGGCAAGTTAAGCCAAAAGGAAGAAGAGTTCCGTAATTCATTTATGGAAGAGATTGAGCGTGAAGCATATGCTAATCGTCCTGCATCTGCTGGCGACTATGAGTTGCCAGAAGGTATTGACGAATCACTAGCAACAGACAATGAATTGTTGCAGTGGTGGTCTAATCATGCATATGAAAATGGTTTTAATCAGGAAGAGTTTGCTGAAGGCATTTCTATGTATATGAATGCTATCAATGCTGATGTTCCTGACTATGATGAAGAACTTGCAAAGCTGGGCGACAATGCTTCTGCTCGTACTGAGGCAGTGTCCTTATTTGCTAGTAAGATATTTACTGAGTCACAACTTGATGCTGTTGAACGTATGTGTGAAACAGCAGAGGGTGTTATGGCTTTGGAAACTATAATGGAAGCCTTGGGTCAAGCGGCTCCAAGTCAAGAGTCCGTTCCTTCATTGCAAGTTAGTGAAGATCAGCTTCGTTCAATGATGAATGATGACCGCTATCATAATCCAGCAAAGCGTGATCCAAACTTTGTGCGCCAAGTAGAAGAAGGGTTTAAAAAGATTTATGGTGGATGAACTAGCAAAGGTAGGTCGCCTTTCGCTAACAAATGCTACTGTTGAAGACGCAAAATCAATCAAGGATCATTTACGTTATCATGATATAAGAGAGTGCCTTATCCATGGCCTTACTCCTTCTGAAGCGTTAAATGATCCTTTTTTTATTTTAGGCTCTAGAAACTTTAGCATTAAGTTAGAGGATAAGGTGATTGGTATATGTGGCACTGTTCCAATAGACCCTAAGACTGCAAGAGTTTGGATGCTTGGTACAGATGAGATCATGGAGCATTGGTTTTCTTTTTTAAAGGGTTCTAGAAAAGTTGTTGAAATATTGCAGGGAGAGTATCAACTTGTTGAAAACTTTGTCCCTGTTGATCACACGCATACAATTATGTGGCTTCAGTGGTGTGGCTTTGATTTTGATGACAATCTTTACGATGTGGCTAATCATACTATGATTAGATTTACTCGTTGCAAAAAAAGTAAAAATAATGTTTACTATCTAACGAAACGGCCTGTAATGCACTGAGCGGCCCCAAGGGACAACCGCAGTGAAGATGCCACGCAGATAACCGCAGAAAACCTAAACCTACCGAAAGGACTGTAAAATGGCTAACACTATTGATGTAGCATTTATCAAGCAGTTTGAGTCGGAAGTACACATGGCTTATCAGCGTATGGGTTCTAAACTGCGGAACACTGTGCGTATGGCAAACAATGTTACTGGCTCTACTGTTCGATTCCAGAAGATTGGTGCTGGCTCTGCCTCCACCAAGTCACGCAACGGCAATGTAACTCCTATGGAACTGGCTCACACGCAAGTTGAGGCAACCATGGAAGACTTCTATGCCGCAGAGTTCATTGACAAGCTGGATGAACTCAAAGTCAACATTAACGAGCGTCAGGCTGTCGCTCAGTCTTCTGCCGCCGCACTTGGCCGTAAGACTGACGAAATCCTGTACACTGCAATGGATGCTGGTGCAAACTCAACACAGATCAACGACACTTCTGGTGCGCTGATTCTGGCCGACATCCTGACAATCTTCGAAACCTTTGGCACTGCAAACATTCCTGAAGATGGTGGTCGTTATCTTGCGATGCACCCAAAGGGTTATGCAGATTTGTTCAACATTACTGAGTTTGCTTCAAGCGACTTTGTTGGTGAACAAAACTTGCCATTCGCAGGTGGCATGACCATGAAAGAATTTATGGGCTTTAAGGTGTTCTCAACATCAGCAATCACTGCTGGTAAGAACATTGCTTACCATACTTCTGCTATTGGTCTGGGCATCAACTCTGATGTCAGCACTGAACTCAACTATGTACCAGAAAAAGTATCACACCTTGCCACATCGATGATGTCGATGGGTGCTGTCGTTATTGACGACAACGGTGTATACGAAGTTCTGGACAACAACTAAGAGGAGTAAGAAACAATGGCATATGATTCAGGAAATCTTACTCGTCTGTCTGGTGGTTCTGGTGTTAACCTTTGGCACTACACAACCACAGACACTATCGCCACAGTAAATACTGCTGGTTACTTCAACAGCGCAATCGGCATGATTCGCTCACTTGATGTTATCATTGCAGTTACTTCAACTGGCGGTACTCCTGTTGTTAGTCTTGTCTATGCAAAGGATGTATCATCCTCTGCTATTGATGTGACTGATGGTTTGACTGTCACTGCGACAGACTCTGACTAAGTGAGGTGAGGGGGGGAAACCCCCCTCATTATCCCCCATGGCAGTTAGTAGCACACATGCAAATTCACCGATTGATATCTGTAGCCGAGCGTTAATTCTAATCGGCGCAGACCCAATCACCTCCTTTGATGAAGGAACAACCGAGGCACTTGTCTCTGTTAATATGTATGAGGACATTGCTCGTGCATCGCTGGTAAACACACGCTGGCGTTTTTCTACTAATCAAGCAGTATTGAATTTGCTCAGTGATGCACCTACTGGTCGGTATGATCGTGCATATCAACTGCCTAATGATTATTTAATGGTTCATGCAGTTACTGTTGAAGAACTGCCTATTGAGTATAATATCTATGGTAGCAAGGTGTTTGCTGACACTAGCGCATCTGATGTTGTTATTGCTGATTATACTTATCGCGCTGAAGAACAAGACTGGCCTTCATACTTTAGTGTTGCTGTAGAGTATGCGCTAGCAGTAGTCTTTGCCACCTCTATTGCAAGGGACTCACAACTTGCAAGTCTTATGCAGTCTGCCGCTACACAAACTATGGCAAAAGCAAGAAGTCTTGATTCACAACAGCAAACTTCACGCAAACTTACCACAACGAGATTTATTACCAACAGGAGAAGCTAATGGCACGAATTAGAGTCCCGCTAGCTAACTTTCAGTTTGGTGAAGTAAGTCCATCTCTTCTCTCAAGAACAGATACAAAAGTATATGCCAATGCCGCCAAAAAGGTAGAGAACTTCTTTCTGCGTAATGAAGGTGGTTTGTTGCGCCGTCATGGCACACGCAAGGTGTACGAGTTTGACACAACTGTAAACACCTCAAAGCGTCAACAGATTAGAATCATTCCATTTATCTTTTCTGATGACGAGCGTTATATCATATCATTAGAGCATCAAAAGATTCGTTGTTTTAAGATTGATCCCTCTACTGGTGCTATTACCCTTGTTGAGACTATTACTGCTGATGTTAACTCAGCCGCACTTCCAATCACCGATAGCATTATTGACGAAATAAATTTTGCTCAGTCTGGTGATGTGATGTTTCTAACACATGAAACATTTATGATTCGTAAATTGACACGCACTAGTTTGAATGACTTTGAAGTAAGCACTTATGCATTTGATACTGACGCAGACAATGAATATATCTTTCAGCCGTACTATGCATTTCATGGCCATGATGTAACTCTTGATCCGTCAAAGACAAGTGGTACTGGCGCAACACTAACCACATCAGCAAACTATTTTGATACTACTGGATCGCAAGTTGGTGGTAACTATCCAAACTCTAAACACATTGGGGTTGTGCTTCGTTATCACGGTCAAGAGATTGAGATTAAGTCTGTGCAATCTGCAACACAAGCAACTGGTGATATCGCTGATAAGCTAGAAGTTGATCTTGATGTTGATGCCATTAGCACAACTGATGGTACAGCAGACATTAGGATAACAATGGTTCTGCATGGTTTAGCTACTGGTGATAGCGTTGTTATCTCTGATGCTGGTGCTGTTGGTGGAATCAATGCCAGTCAAATTAATGGCACTCGCACTATTCAAGATATTATTGATGAAAATGTTTTTGTAGTTACTGCTGGGTCAAATGCTAATTCATCTGATGTAGGTGGTGGTACTCCAAAGATTGAGACACATGCTCCAGCCCGAACTTGGGAAGAGCAATCATATAGCACTCTTAGGGGTTTTCCTTCTGCGGTTACATTTCATGAGAACCGTTTATGGTTTGGCGGCACTATTGCACAACCTGATGGTATCTGGGCAAGTCAGATTGGCGAATACTTTAACTTTGATGTAGGCGATGCTGAAGATAATGATGCGCTTGATTTGACCGCAAGTATTGGTGAAATCAACAAGATTCGTCATATTGTTTCCAACCGTGACCTACAGATTTTTACTAGCACATCAGAGATGTATATACCCGCATTTACTGATAAGCCGATTACGCCAACTAACGCACAGATTAGAAGGCAGACACCATTCGGCTCTTCATTTGTTGTGCCACAATCTTTGGATGGTGCAACTATCTTTGTTCAAAAGACCGGGTCTGTTGTGCGCGAGTATGTTTACTCTGATGCAGAAGGTGCATACGTTGCTAACTCTGTTTCATCTATCTCATCGCACTTGATTAATGATCCTGTGCAAATGACTATTCTTCGTGGTGCTATCAATAGGCCAGAGTCTTACGCATTTATTCTTAACAGTAATGGTAAGATTGCGCTTTTTACATCTAATCGAGCAGAGCAAAGAGCGGGGTGGTCAGAGTTTACTACCACTGGAAAGTTTCATTCACTGTGTACTATTGATGATAGGGTGTTTTTGGTAGGTCAATATGATAAGGGCGATGGTACTGATAAGTTTATCCTTACTGAGTTTGACTCTAATCTTTTACTGGACTTCTCCGATAGCTTCACTGGCTCTGCTGGTGTATTCAATGTTTCCTCGCACTTTGCAAATGGAGCAGTGGTATCTGTCATTGATGGAGATAATTTTCTAGGCAACTTTACTGTAGCAAGCGGTAATGTGGATGTATCTGCTGTTCAGGCGATTACCAGTGCAGAGATAGGATATAGTTTTAATGTTGAAGCGGAGACACTTCCTATTGATGCCAACATTGCCAATGGCCCACTTACAGGGAATCCAAGATCGGTAAATCGTGTTATACTTGATCTTGTTAGCACACTGTCTGTATCTGTTAATGGAAAGCGACTGGTGATTAGACAGGTGGGTGATGATTTTAGCTTGGGTAGAGGCTCGGTTACTGGTAAAAGAGAGTTTAGATTGATGGGCTATAGCAAAGACCCAACTGTAAAGATTACACAGTCTGCGCCGCTATCGCTTCAAATTAACGGTTTGATTGCAGAGGTATCATTCTAATGTTAGGGCCGCTTCAAATTATTGGCACAGCTATTTCAGCTTACTCTACTATTCAGGGGGGTAGAGCGGCTCGCGCTGATGCTAATCGTCAGGCGGCTTTGTATGAGCGTGAAAAACAATTAAACAAACTTGAGACATTACAACGTCACAATGACAGACTTAACCAATATGATGCCGCTCTTGCTACTAATACAGCATGGTTTTCTTTTCTTGGGCGTGATGCAAGTGATAGATCGGTTCGAGCTTTTCTCGATAAACAGAAAGAAGTTGCATATACAGACATTACTCGATCTGAGTTACAAGGTTTCATAGAGGGTGAAAGGTTAGGTATGCAAGCCGACCTTGTAAGGACAAGAGGTCGTAATCAACAACGAGCATCGCAACTTAGTGCCTTGTCCTCGATAACTAGTGGTTTGTTTAGATACCAGCAAATTAAAGGTGTGTAATGGCTGTTATAAGAGAAAGACAGCAGTTTAGAAATAAACGCATTGGTGTTGTTCGGGCTGACACTGGTGAGCAAGAGATGTGGCAAGCTGTTGGTCGTGCCGCAGATAATATTACTACTGAAGTTTTTAAAGTAGCTTCTGATAAAGCTAAACGTCTTGGTACTGATCTAGCAACGCAAGTAAGTCAGGAACAACTACGCACGATCAATCCTGAGACTGGTCGTGCAGAAGCATTTACTCCACCACAAAATCTTGGAACTATCGCTCAGAATGCTTATGGCGATACAATGAAGCGGCGATATATTCGTTCTGCCGAAACTGAGATTAAGAACAAAGCGCAGGAGTTGTTTATTCTACATCAATATGATCCGCATGGGCCAGATAAATATGCCACAGATATGCAGGATTATATTGAGAACATGGTTAAGACCTCTGACAATCAGTTCTCTTCTGTCATTCAAGAGGTTGGTTCTAACTACTTAGCTAGTACAAAACTAAATTTGATGGCTAAGAGAGCGGAGTCTATTAGGAGTGTTGAAGTACAGAATCTTTATCAAGACGCTCAAGACTTTGCTGTTTCAGTGCAAGACTTTGGAGATGATTTTGATTCACTTGATATTGCCTTTCAACTTGAAGCAGACGCTCAACAAACAGCACTTGAAGCTGGCATCCTTACTCAATCTCAAGCTATTCAAAATATACGCAGTATGCGCCGCGCTATTCAACAAGCACCGTTGGCTGTTCTTAATGTGGGGACTCAAATCAAAGATGGAGAAATTACTAGAGAGATTACTCCTGCTGATGCGGCGATTCTTGAAAATGCTTATGAGTCAAGGGGGGCGAAAGACATTGTTGATCGACTGCCAACTGGTTTGCGTGAAATATATAACCGTACTACAGCAAACATTGGTGAAGATGAAGACTTTGATCAACTCTCACAAGAAGTATCTGCTTACAGGTCTGTTCTTAATTCTGCTTTTGCTGATCGTGCTAGTTCACAAAAACTTATTAACACAATAGGTACTATTCTTAATGGTGCTGGTGACAATCAATCAACCGATCATCGTAAGGCGGCTGATGCATATATTAAAAACTCTGCTGGTATAACAGATCAGTATACATCAGATGTCTTCTATAGAACCCCGCAGTCCTTGCAAAACAATACTGTTAAGGTAATGATTGGAGAGCGTGGTGTTATACCAAATGGTCTTTTAAATGACCTTGCCAATGTTGCTAACGGCATGGCATTTCCACCAGATCAAACACAAACATTGATGCAACACTATTTACGATATGCCTCTTACACTATGAAAGATGGCGTAACGATGAATAAGTGGATGGTTGATGGTGGCTTAACTGATGAACAAAATGCAGTGCTAATGACTGCTGTTCGTGTTGCTCAGATACAGGGTAGCCAAGACCTTCCTCGATTGATTAGCACTGTTATTGCAAACCGTCAGGATGACGATGCTCTTGGTATTAAGATTGGGCAAATGTTTCGCGGTTACAAAAATAGTAAAGATGGTAGCTTGAATAACTATCTTATGCATACTTTCAAAAATGATTCTGTAATGGTCAATCGTATGAAACCATATGCAGAGTATCTTATTGCAAACGGTGTTAGTCGAAACGACTTAGATGATCAAATGGAAGCTGTATTTGATGGTCTTTATGTAAAGACACAGGGGCTTGTGCTTGATGTTCTTAGTGGGGGTGCATCAAATAGATCGATGTATGCTTTGCATAGAACGATTCCTAATGAGCCTTTGCGTGAGATGTTTATAAATGAAGTAAACAAAGGATTACCAAAAGGTTTTCATCTTGGCGACAATCCTCCAGAGGGTAGTGAGCGAGTTTATCTTATTCCACAAGATTTAAGTGGTACATTTATCTCTGATGAAGCGGGAAGCATTGGTGTTGTTTATCATGCTTTCTATAAAGGATTTTCTGGAGAGTTGATTCCAGTTCCTAATACAGATGAAGAAACTGGATCGTTCTCTTATATGTCTTTTTCTATTCGTGGCTTTAAAGATGAGGCCGCTAAGATGGCAGAAGAGGAAAGGCAAAGGCAAAAGGAAGATGGCTCCGCTAATAAATTTAACGAACTTCTTCGTGAAGAATTTTCTCAAACAGGTGGTCCATTTCCAGCACCACCCGGTAAAGACCCACTAGGTATATTTAATCCACTTGAGGATGCACGATAATGAGTAATTGGCTGGAAGAATATAAAAAAGAATTAGCCAGTGATGAAGGCTCTCGCAGTCGTGCGGTTGCTATTGAAGGTGGTAGCGGCACTCGTGGCTTTGGGATTACATCTATCTCTGAGGGTTTAATAGATTACTTGGCGGGTCGCGGTCTTCAGGCAGAAGAAATGTCTGATGAAGATTTGTTTGATAGTTATGTTGACTATGAATTTAGCAGGGCAAAGGGGGACTTTGAAGATGCTTGGCCCAATATGCCTGTATCGCTAAAAAAAACCGTAGTTGATTTATATTTTAATGCTGGTGGTACTACAGGGTTTCCTAGTTTCACAAGGGCATTGATGGCTGGAGATTATCAAGAGGCCGCTAAACAAACTCTTGATATTGTATCTGCCAATGATCCCAAGACAGGGGAGCGTGGTGTTCTTCGCGGTTTGGCTAACAGGCGTGTTAGACGATATAATGAAATTGCTGATGAGGAAGGCTTTGATCGAATTAACGATTTTTCTATTACTCCTTCTAATCAAGAAGGTAAGAAAACAAAGATCACCTATGTAACAGATAGTGGTGATATTAGCTTTGACTTTCGTGGGGCATTGCACTCTGCATCAGGTTCATATGATGATGAAGTAAAAAAAAAATCTATTGAGATAATTAATCCAGAGCCTGATGAAGATGTCATCAGTGATTCTGATTATGATGACACCCCTGCTGTAACGCCCGTAGACCGCGCTGTAGAGCGTTCTGATTACGTTAAGCTACCTGTACGCACTCAGATCATTGATGGCCGCCCAGTGACTGCCGTAGAGCCTTTAAAGCCACAAGCATTTGACTTGGGTTCTTATCGTCCTAGAGAAGAGACAGTTCAAGCTCCTCCACCCCGCCCCGAAACGGTTGAGGCACCGCCGCCACGACCTGAAACAGTTGAGGCACCTCCACCTCGCCCAACTACTGTAGAGGCACCCCCTCCACGCCCGACTACTGTAGAGGCTCCTCCACCTCGCCCTGTAACCGTAGAGGCACCCCCGCCTCGTCCTCAAATTCTCAAGCCACTTGACACCGATACATCAACACAAGTTACAGAGGATATTGTGCCGGAGCGTGGTGGTATTGCTAATCGTGCAAGGATTAACCCCAATAACTTTGATCCAAGGTTTTTTCAGCGTGTAGAGGCTAAAGAGAATACGCCATTCTTTAAAACTGTTGCCGCACAGTTGGGGTATACATATGCGCCATTTATTAATTATCTGAGCAATGAAGTTAAGTATGGCCCAACATATGAAATTGGATACAATCCTCTAAATGATATGGAGGGGTATGAGGAATATGAATCTTCTCTTCTGTTTGCTAAAAATGCTAGGCATATGGCAGACCTCAAATCTGAGATTGATGCCAATATTCAGCGGCGTAGAGAGTTAGCAAACGCTACCTTTACCACAAACTTCTTTGCTGGAATGCTTGATCCAATCAATGCGATTGCACTTCCGTTTGCCCCTACTGTTAGTTTTGCTCGTTCTGCTTTGAGAACAGGTGTTGCCGTTGCTGGTTTACAAGCTGGTCTAGAGGTGGCTCGCGCACCATTTGATCCTCTTAATACTCCTGAAGAGTCTGCATATAATATTGGTGGTGCATTTGTTGCTGGCATGGCTTTGGGTGGTCTTGTGTCTATACCACTCAAGGTTCGTTCTGCTCGTATCAACAAAACTGCAAAGAGTCTTGATGAGTTTCAAAAGGTAATTGAAGACGCTGATATCGATGCAAACATTTTTGCTGGGCCTACAGTTGACAGACCATTTGTAAATGTTTTTGATGATGCAATAAATATTCGAGCAAAGACTCTGCCAAAAAATATTGATAGATTGCAAACAACTCTTGCAAATCTTGCCAGCCCAGAAGGTAGATCAGGATTTATTTCTCGTGTTATGGAAGAGAAAAATGTACCTGAACTAGATGCTGTAAGAATCTATGATGCAACTGTGCGCGGCAAACAAGAAGAGCTTGATATGCATCGCACCGAGTTAGGCGGCATTAATAAAGAGATTGCTACCAGAAAAAAAGAAATGGCAAGAATCGAGGAGGTAGAATTAAAAGTTCCCGATCCTGCTGGTATTGCAGAAAGTGTATTTACTAATTCTTGGATATACAAAGGCATAACTACGCCTATGAAACGCTTTCTGCAAAGCAAAAAACTTCCTACTGCCGTAAAGCTAGATATGCTTAGACTTGCTGGTGATAGCGGCATACTTCTCAATATGCATAAGATTGGTATGCATAGTGGAGATAGTGCATATCAGGCCGCAGAGACTTGGAATGGAGCATGGTCTGCCTCATTTAAGAAATTACAAAATCTTTGGGCTAAAGATACAGATACTTCAAAGGCTATGTTTCTTGACTACAGTGCTGGTCAATTAGCTAGAGGTGTTCAAAAGAAATTTAGTGCAACCGATAATACCTTTGAGACTTGGTTAGATAACATTGGTGAGTTGTATATCACCAATGAGAAAAATCTTACTGATCTTCAAGCACAATCAATAGCCGAAGTGCGTGTGTTTTTTAAGGATTGGGGTGAGCGTCTTGAGGATGTAGGTCTTATTGGATCACGCAAACAAATGCAAAACAGGGCAATGAACCTTGAGTTTGATATTGAGGTAACACTTTCTCGTCTTGATAAAGCTAAAACAGCACAGCAACGTGAGTTTCTTGATGCTCGTCTAACTCGTCAACAAGATGAACTAGAAGAGATTAATAACAATCTTGAAACAATGTCTGAAACTCGTGTGCTACCAGCAAACGAAGAAGAGATGTTCCCACGCTTTTGGAACAAAAAGTATATTGAGGACAATCGAGCGGAGTTAGAGCAGATTCTTTTTGATTGGTATACATCCAATCCATTTGCCTATGTGCGTAATGAGCGTGGTGTTATGGAACGTAAGCGAATGCCTACTGATGAAGAGATGGTTCGAGGTAGAGCAAAGAAAAGTGTAGATGAAATATTGGGCATCACTGATGTCACTGATGATGCAAATGCTTTTTATGGGTATGGTAGGTCTAAGCATTTTCGTCATCGTGCCATTGATATACCCAACAAACTAGTAACAGATTTTATTGTTAAAAACCCTGTAAAGGTAATGAAGGCATATACTGCTCGTGTTGCTCCTAAGTATGAGTTTGCTCGTAAGTTTGGTGGGCGTAACATTGAGGAAGTCTTGGATGATATGACAGATCGCATGTATGACTCTGGCATGACTACCAAGGATGTTTTTGCGGCTCGGCGTGATTTTAGGCACATGTATGATCGCACTGTTGGCTCTGTATTGCGTGAGCCAGATGCTATGAATCAAAGAGTTGCTAATGTTGTTAGGTTTGCGGCAGAGACTAACTATCTTGGTTCTGGTGGTTTTGCAACTATTCCAGATAGTGCTAAAATTATTATGGAGCATGAACTTGGTACTATTACTAAGACGCTTCTTTCCCTGGTTGATCAACCTTATTTGTTTAAGGGCGAAGAGGGCAAACTTGCTGGTGAATTGCTTGAGATTGAAATGGGTTCATCACATATGCGGATGGTAGAAGACCTACTTAACAATCCCCTTGAGCAGGGTATTTTAGATAAAGGTAGAAATATAGCTTATGCTTTAAACCTCCTAGCACCTATGACAAATATTATGAAGCGCATTGAGTCAGCCGCTCGTGGCCATACTCTTATTGATTATTCCATTAAGTTGTCACAGGTGCCTAGCAAAGCATCTAAGTTTGAGATTGAATATCTTGCTCGTTATAACATTGATAAGAACATGGCAACTGAGATTGCTAATGCTCCGTGGGAAAAAACAAATGCTGGTTTGTATTTGCCCAATACACAAGCATGGGCTGATTCAATTCAGTTTCCGTCAACAACAGCCAATGTAATGAGAATGCCAACTGGAAAGTTTAAGGGCAACAGGTATGTGCCAGCATTTTTCCGCAGGGGTGAAAATACTATTTACATTGATGGTGATTATATTCGTAATACGATGTTCCCAGCTAAAGCATGGACTAAGCCGCAACTTGAGGGTGTAAAGCCACTCGATGAAGATGCGTTTAAAACACCAGCACAGTTTGAAAACTTTGTGATGATGCATGAGATTATGCATACTAAAATGACTGCTGGTGACTTGGGCATTGATTTGACAAAGCCGGGTGGTAGGGCCGCTTACGAAAATAGAATAAACGAACTCGCTTTAGCAGAGATGAAAAAACAACAGGGCATCAAACAGGAAACTATACAGTCTTTCCGCGCCTCTATGAATAGTGGGATTATGAATACAATCATTATGGGTACGCCAGCAGATAAACCTATTATTACTGATGGCGTAGTTTACATTCCAATGACTGTAATCAGAAAACTTGGTTTGGAGAAGACTGATAAAAAACCATTTGGTATTGCTGAAGATGCTCAATACACAGGATATGCTCGTGTAGAAAACTCTTTGATTGGTTTACCATTCCAGTTCATGTCTTATAGTCTTGGTGCGGCCAACAAAATTACTGCGGCATTTGCTCAAAATCAAATACGGAATAAAACGGCTGGTATTCTTGCATCTCTTGTTCTTGGTTATGCAGTGTTAAAAATTAAGACTCCAGATTTTGTTTGGGATGAAATGAGTTATCAAGACAAGTTTGCTAGGTCTGTTGATGCTTCTGGTTTGATTTCTTTATATTCTGATTTGTTTTATGAATCACTAGCAATGTCGTCAGCCCTTGGAACGCCAGATTTATCTATGGGATTTTTGCAACCAAAATATCCAGAGAATGATCCTTATGCCGCTGTGATTGGTGGTATAGGTGGTGCTGGTCCAAGCATTACATATGATCTTATGCAGGGTGCTTATCAATTTACTCGTGGTGAATATGGTGAGGGAGCAAAACAGTTTGTAAGAAATCTTCCCGGTATGCGATTGTGGTTTCTTAGAGATCAGATGAATGAGATGACTCGTGGCTGGGCAAGGTACTAATTGAATAAAAACTTTAGTTGATGTAGGATGCTGACATGACCATTAACATTGCAGACAATACACCTCGCGTTTCGTATGCTGTTGCACAGGGAGTTACCCAAACTTCCTTTACGGTGTCTTTTGAGTTTTTTGATAATACAGATTTAAATGTATATGTAGACGGAACGCTAAAGACGCTTACCACAGACTATACTGTTACTGGCGGCAATGGTAGCACAGGTAGTATTTCTATTTCTGTGACTGGTGCAAGTGGTGGTAGCACTGTAGTTATTACAAGAGATATTGAACTTGAGCGTACTACTGACTTTCCTGCATCTGGTGCTTTTCAGATTTCTTCTTTGAATACAGAGCTTGATCGCTTTACTGCTATTGCGGCTGACCTTGATGATAAAGCTACAAGGAGTTTGCGTCTTAAAGATCAAGATGAAGCAGTGTCTACAGAACTGCCTCTTAAAGCGGATCGTCTTGGCAAGGTGTTGGGTTTTAATGCAACAACTGGTGTTCCTGAAGCTGGGCCTACACTTGCAGATACACAATCTCTTGCTAATGTAAGTGCCGATATTGCAACACTAGCAGATATTGAGGATGGGACCACTGCAACAAACACAATCCAAACAGTTGCGGGAATCTCGGGCAATGTCACCACGGTTGCTGGCATTAGCGGCAATGTTTCTACTGTCGCTGGTATTAGTTCAAATGTTACTGCTGTTGCGGCTGATGCAACAGACATTGGGACTGTAGCCGGATCGATTGGTAATGTTAACACGGTTGCTGGCATCTCTAGCAATGTATCAACTGTAGCTGGCATCTCTAGCAATGTGACTGCGGTGGCTGGTGATGCCGCTGATATTGGTGCGGTTGCGGCTAAAGCTACAGAGATTGGTCGGCTTGGTACTGCTGATGCAGTATCTGATCTGAACACACTTGGTACTGCCGATGCAGTATCTGATATGAATACTCTTGCGGCAATTTCTACAAACATTGACACAGTTGCTGGTATTTCAAGCAATGTTACAACAGTGGCTGGCAACACATCGAACATTAATACTGTTGCGAGTATTAGCGGTAATGTTACAGCAGTAGCTGGTGATGCAACGGATATCGGCACTGTGGCCGCGAACCTTGCTGGTTCTGACACCATTGGCACTGTCGCTGGATCAATTTCAAATGTTAACAATGTTGGCGGCTCTATAACAAACGTCAACACAGTTGCAAGCAATCTTGCCTCAGTAAATAGTTTTTCAGCTACCTATCGCATTGGTGCTACTGATCCAACGACTGGCCTTGATGAAGGCGATTTGTTTTACAACACAACAACAAACACGCTAAAAGTTTACACAGGAAGTGCTTGGGAGCAGGGCGTAACAGTTGGCTCTGGGTTTTTGCCACTGACAGGCGGTGGTTTGTCAGGCAATCTAAACTTCGGCGACAACAACAAGGCGCAGTTCGGTGCTGGGTCTGATTTGCAGATTTATCACGATGCTGGTCACAGCCGAATTGTTGATGCTGGCACTGGCAACTTGCGTATTCAGGCAGACGATTTGCGCCTTCAAAGCGCAGACGGCGTTAATAATTATATTACTGCTGACAACGGCGGTGCGGCAACTCTATATCATAATGCCCTTGCTAAAATCGCCACCACCGCCACAGGCGTGAATGTCACTGGCACTGTCACGGCTTCGGGGCTTGATGTTCAAGGTGATGGCACAATCAGCGGGGGTAGTCGTCTTACAATTAGTGACATTGCTGACGCAAACAATGATGGCATCAGGCTAGACGACAACACAACATCACGGTTTAACAATCTCACCCAAGACACTTCCGGCAACTTTAAAATCCAGCACTGGACAGGCTCTGCGTGGCAGAACAATTTTACTTTATCTACTGATGGTAAATTAGGGCTGGGGACAACTTCGCCGGGCAACAAGCTTTCCATCGCAAACAACAATTATATTGCGTGGCAAAACAACGCTGGTTCATCCGAAACGATTGCTATTCGTGCAAACACATCTGACGGCCTTGAGTTTTTAACAGGGACAACCCGCATGACCATCACATCGGGCGGCAACGTGGGCATTGCCAATTCTACTCCGGGCAACTTTTACGCTGGCGCAAATCAGCTTGTGGTTGGCAACGGTTCCGGTGACAACGGCATTTCTTTGTATGGCGGCACATCGGGCGTTAATAGGATTTATTTCGCTGACGGTTCATCCGGTGCGGCAAGGTATGATGGGTACATAGAATACAGCCACTCCAGCCG